TTCAGGTCTCAAGATGTTTTAGTAGAGATAGATGATGGGGACGGTCAGTGGCTTCAGGTACCGGCATTCGCCCTTAATGGCAGGACAGGTGAAATAACTCTTATAAGTGGTTTCACCTATAATCATACCCTGGAGCAAACTATACCCCCTCGGTTACCAAAGCCCCCAAATGGTAAGATTCGATTGTCTTATCGTTATTTGAAACATGCTGTCGTATCCGCTCTAAATCAAAGGATATACTATAAAGTAACGACCGTAGCTCATGACCCCTCGAATCCGGGGTCTTATATAGAGACTCCTCTTGATGAGGTGTCTGCAAGAAGCACTTTTGATATTGAGGAGGTGGATTGGATTTGGAGAGAGGCTATAAACAGGAACAGGTGGATGCTTGAACAGGGTGGCGAGCGGGTCAAGGTGTTTATAAGGAAGTGGATGGGTGAGACATGTGACTCCTATGAGTATCAGTATGGTCAGAGTCACCATGATTGTCCAAATTGTATGGGGACTAATTATAAGGGCGGATTTGATGGTCCTTATGATATTGTCATAGCTCCTCCAGAAACTGAGCGGTCTATAGAATTATCGGACATGGGCCTTCATATAAGATATGACTGGCTTACATGGACATCTGATTATCCTCTTCTTAATGAGAGGGATGTCATAGTTCGTCAGAACAATGAGCGGTATATTGTCGGACCGGTAAACTATCAGGGGTCTCGTGGAGCTATATACCAGCAGCATTTCACCATCAGTCATATCGATGAGAAGGATATCAGATATAAACTGTCGATTACGGGTGGTGAGACTTCTGTTCCTGCTTCATCCGATGTTTACAGAGAGGCTTTGAAGTCTCCAGCCAGTCCTGTTATAAACGCGAAGCCTGAGATACCAGAGCCAAGGATTATACGGGGTCGTACAGTCACCTTTGAAAACATTACGTGGTAGGGAGGATACTGTGGAAAAGAAAGAAATGGTGGATTTTCTCAAGAAAGAATTCAGAGGAGAGGCTGACGACTTTGATATAGAAGCTGCAATTTGGTGGTTTGCTAATGACTACCATGGCGGTCAGTGGTCAGACCTCTATAGTATTCTTTCTACTTCTGATTTTAAGCCAGGGCCGTCCCATCGATCCGTAAAGGACGAGGGTGACATGGCGGAGATGATGTATGAGTCACTTGAAAAGAGGTATTCTAAAATGATTAAGGCATCTCTTTCTGATGAGATCAAGACGCTCATGGGTAAGCCTGGAAGTGCCTCTAAAGTAATGGCACTCTCTAAGATTTTTAAGAGTTTTCTTGATGAGAACAAGAACGCTGATAGAATGCTCCCTAAAAATGTCTATCGCACTCTGAAGAAGTACATGGATGCAGATGTGTTCAAATTTGCCTACAGTCAGACTGGGGCTGAGAAGGAACTCGATAAGTTTCTTAAATCATGGATGACCAAACACGAGAAGGATATACCGAAGGCTATACTGCCACATGTGAAAGCTTTGAGTGACGAGTTGGAGAGGCGTTCTAAACTGGAATGGAAGTCTGTCAAAAAAACTAAAGGTCCTGCTAAAAAGAAGGCCCCGGCAAAGGAAAAAGGTCCTGTTAAGGAAGAACCGAAACAGGACCTTGAGGAAGAAGAGGTCATTGAGGTAAAAGAACAACAGACTCCGGGGTCTATGGAAGATCTTACCAAGCACCTCGACTCTAACCATTACCAGGAGCTCTTCCACAACTTGCCCCCTAATATTCAGAGTGACCTTAAAAAGGTTGGTCTGGACCCGGCTGAGCTCAAGAAGAAAAAAATCATGGCTACCAGGGTGGCAGCGCGTGTGGTTGAGAAGATGCTTGAGAGTGAGTAATACACTAATATTCTATTAATAACGTGGTGGTTAGGTGTTACACCTTATCACTAGAAATAATCTGTAGCAGGAGGTCCATATGTCTCTGAAGAAGACTGCCGAAGAGCTTCTGAAAATTGCTGACGAGATTGAGAAGGAAGCCGAAGCCGTCACGAAATTCGTTTGTGAGGGCTGCAATCATACGGCTACGCTCAGTCTCATCAATGATCGTCGTGATGCAGCTGCTAAGGAAGCCGGTGAGAATGTTCATGTTGCCAGAATCACCGTTAATGACAAGGTCCTGTGTCCAGCTTGCGGTGACAATATGAGCTATGTAGCCAGCGAAGAGAGCGAAGCCTACTACTTCGACCCCGAGAAGGCTGCTGCTGAAGAGGCCCCTGCTCAGGATGACGATGAGAAAGATGATGAAGAGGATAGGGCTGCCAGCGAACCCATTGATTATGATTCACTCATGAGGTACAGCTCAGCCGAATAATACAGGTAACCCTTTTGGTTTGATACCATTGGGTCCTCCTTGGAAGGGGGCGGTCGAAACATAAAAAGACCGCCCCCTTTTTATTTCTGATAATCTCTTAATGAATAAGGCTATATGTAGAGGTACACCCAATGGTACGAGTGTTGGGAAATTCATATGAGAGACTGAAAATAAACGACTTACAGGACACTATCTACTATAAGCAGCAGAAGGTTTACACCGATCAGGAATATGAGGGGTCTCAAGACCTACAAAGAGAGGTTAAAAAGGGCACAATAACGGTCCTTGAAAGATTTGTGAATTCAAGGAATACTGAGGCTTCTTCGGCACAGATCGCTATAGAGGATATTAAGAGAGCTGTAAGGGAAGAGTTGAGTGGAAATAGTAGGGACTCTGAACCTAAGTCTAATAATAGCAGCTCGATAAATGACCTTCTTCCTCTCCTTCTTAATTCGATTAAGCAGGAAGTATCGAGCATACTTTCGGACAGGGTTATTCAAGGTGTCCCTGCACCGGAATACCAAAGGAAGCAGGCTTCTGACTTTATAGATGAATCATATGTACCAACGGTATCTACTCAGGGGATGGTGAGCAATATTAAGACTGAAGCTAGAGAAGTTTCTGGGGATAACGTTAATTCTAATCTTGAGGCTCTTAAAGCTCTTAAGGGCCTCAAGAAAAAGAACGATAAAATCGGATAAGATTCTTAAAAAGGAGGTTTCTGTGAGTGCATCAATCGATATTGGTACCTGTTTTTTGGTTTCTTCAAGGCGTGATGATAATGGTCAGATTCAGATAAAAAGTATTCGTGATAGCTTCCTGGACCTTGATAACGAGGCCCAGGTTAAAAACATGCTTAAGCTCTCTAAGACTGATTTTATCGAGTCCGGAGAGAAGATCTATATCATTGGCGACCCGGCCTTAGTCCTGGCCAATATATTCAGGAGGGAGGTTAGAAGGCCTCTTTCCCAAGGTGTTATATCTCCTGGAGAACTTGAGGCTGAAAGAGTTCTAGCTGTTCTTCTGGATAATGTACTTGGAAAGGCGACAGTGCCTGGAGAGACCTGTTTCTTTTCAGTTCCTGCTGCAGCTGTAGATAAGACCATGGACGTTATCTATCACCAGGCCATGTTCTCCAAGATTATTTCCAATATGGGCTATAAGGCTGTGCCTTTGAATGAGGCGGCGGCAATCGTATACAGTAACGCAGCAAAAGAGAACTTTTCTGCTCTAGCGCTGTCGTTCGGGGCTGGTATGGTCAACGTTTGCCTCATGTTTCAGACCATGATAGGAATGGCATTTTCCATTTCCAGATCGGGCGACTGGATCGATGAGAGTGCGGCCAGGGTTACGGGTACCACTGCCAGTAGGATTATGGCTATTAAGGAAAAGGGCGTGGACCTGATGGATGCTGAGAAGGGTGACCCCAAGCTCCTTCGTGAGCGAGAAGCCATTCAGGTTTATTACAAGAGTCTTATCATGTATGCCTTGGATACGGTCAAAAACGAATTCCTTAAGAAACAGGGGTCTATTGACCTACCTTCTTCGGTTCCTATTATTCTGTCCGGTGGTACGTCTAAGGCCACTAATTTCAGGGAGTTCTTTGAGACTGCTTTCAATTCCACTAAGGAAAAGTTCCCTATACCGGTTTCAGAGATCCGGATGGCGAATGACCCCTTGAATGCTGTTGCTGAGGGTCTATTGGTTGCGGCCATGAACTATGATGAGGGTTGAGAAACTGTCATGTTCAACAACCTACTTTTCGGGGTAAAACGCAGGATTCTTGATGAGGTACGTGATGCATTCAACAAGCATCCTGCGTACTCCGCAAAGGTCGATATTTATAATAAGTTCCCTTATGAACAGCGCATTCAATATGGTGTCGTTCTAAGAAACGCCTCTGGTTCTCAGACACGCATGTCTGCTGATAATTATCTCGGTGACTACATATCTCATGTAAGACTTGCCAGGGATTCGAATTATCCCGGTCTGTCTATCGAGTGGGTTCGAGAAAACTCCAATTATATCACCAAATACGCGATGAATGAGGATGTTTCATCGCAGCTCGGTCCTACTCAACGCCAGTTCACTACATTGCATCCTATCACTAAGGGACGCGGTGAGACAGACTATTCTGATAATCCCGGACAGGTAATTGTAACGGTTGATGGTACAGAAGTTATTCCTGAGTATGTGAATGGTGAGCACGGAATTGTAATGCTGCAAAATGCTCCCGATGCCGCTTCCACCGTACTTATCTCGTATTACTATCGCGTAATTGATGATCCTGGCATATATGTTATTGATTTCATTGAGGATAACCAGCTCTTAGTAGCTCCCATATTTATCATAGATGGAGAGGTAGTAATAGAGAGCACGACTGGTCTTGAGACCAGTGCCAATCTTGATCACGGGACAGTATACCCGTCAACGGATACGGTATACCTTAAATCAAAAAATGGGGGTCTTCCAAATATATTAACGAGGGATACTGATTATAGCATCGATTACAACACAGGAGAGATAACCTTTCTTAATGCTCTTCCAAGTGGTTGGGTGTTGTATGCCGATTATCGCTATCAAAATGGTATCTCTAGAGGGCCATACACCTTTGTCCCTTATCAGGAGATTCATGAGGCTATACCTGGGGCAATAATCTGTATTGGTAGAAGGGCAAAAAAAGATGACCGACAGGTCGTGATAATATCCAAACACAGGGAGCCCCAGGCACGTATTTATGGTGGTCACTGGCAAATGGGGTTAAACCTTGGAGTAATAGCAAAAGACCCCATTCAGATGGAAGAGATGACGGACCATTTGGTGAATGAGCTTTGGGGTATAAGGAAGAACGTTCTTGAATTCGAGGGTATAACTCTTAATTCGGTAGAGCCTACGGGGGAGACTGAAGAGACCTATATTGATACGACGGGTGACCTTTATTATGAGAGCTCGGTAGATGTTAATGTGATGACGGAATGGCAGGAGTTTGTTCCGTACCTCATTACGATTAAGCATCTGTTGGTCAGCCCTAGAGTAAGGGTGGCCGGTGATGCCGTGGTATATGAATTAATTAATGGGTCTTTGGTAGAGTCAAGTATTCAACCGGATGACAGGCATGTTATTAAATATTCCTCAATAGGTTACGAGAGAGTGTCCTAACATATTGAAATAATTATCTATTAATACAAAGCCCTAATAAGGCAAGATCTAGATAAGGATAAGCTATGCCGTTATATGAGTACAAGTGCAGAAGTTGTGGGTACATTTTTGAGGAGTTAATGAGCAGCAAATCGACTCCTCAGACGATGGCCTGTAAGAAGTGTGGTGATGTTTCTGAGAGGAAAATGAGTGTCTTTTCCTCGGTAGTTTCCGGTGGGAGTCCAAACGAGACGATAGACATGACCATCGGAAGGGAAGCGGAGAAGAGATGGCAGCATATTAACGATAGACAGAATAAAAGGCGTTCAGGAAAAAACATAAATACCATATCTCTTCCAAAGACAAAAGATGGAAAGTACATGCCTGTGATGGGACTTGGAAGCAAAACTGATAGGGAAAAAAGGACTGAGTACGTCAGTGCGCTTCAGGACCATCGTAAAAAGAGGGAAGAAAAAGGTATCCCTCAGTTCAGCGGTCCTGGTGAGTTTTGACCTTATGGGTAGTGACCATTTATGGTCTGACATCAAATATGAGATAATAGATAAGACTAAAAAGATCCAGATGACATCACCGATCAAAAATCTTTGTCATCAACTACCTATGGAGGTCTAAAATGGCTAGTATCGGGCCATTCGAATCATTCTCCTTCCCAGGTGTCTACACTAAGACTTTGAATGAGGCCCCCCGTGTAACGGCTGCGGGTGCTCTTCGTTTCCCGGCTTTCATCGGTGTTGCTGACGAGACTATTCCCGTCAACAACTATGAAATGATTCGCGGGTCGAGTTCGATGGCTGACAACCTCATATCCAAAGAGGATGTATCCAGCCAGTTGACCGGTGCAAATCGTAACTTTACCGTTTCCTATTACCCCATCGTGAGTGGTAATGGTACCGGTACGGTAACGAACAACCCGAACAATGTCACCGTTACAGTCAACAATAGCCGGGTGCCCGTAGCATCGGTTAATGGCACTACTGGTGAGATATATCTGGTATCGATACCAGCTTCAACCGATACCATTTTGGTTACGTATTATTTCAAGAAGACTGACACTCTTTATACGAATGAGGATCTGAGTGTCCAGGCTACCGGTTCGAACACCAATTTCAAAGTCCAGCATGTTCCTATAGTACAGGGAGATAATGGTGGTATAACGACCACTGACACCACTAAGGTTTCAGTGCTGGTTAATGGAAGCGCTGCCACGGTGTCAGCAGTTGATGGAGACACGGGTATTATTACCCTGGCTTCCGCCCCTGCTCTTGGAGCAACTGTAACGGTTACCTACTATTCGAACGAGCTCCAGGATACGATGGATATCCTTCCCTCACCCAATGTGACAAGTGTGACTAAGGTTGGATACAGTCCCGGTACATCAGATTTCATTATTGATACTGATTTTGTTCTTGATAGTACTGGTAGCTTCCACACACTGAATTGGGGTCATTCCTATAAGATAGCGTCTGGTCAGCACACCATTGGTACCGAGTATTTCGATGATTCCCAGATTTCGGCCACGCTCTATGATAATCGCTCCTACAAGAGGGCCACTACTGGGACGACTGATGGTACCAATAAGACGTTTACCATGGAAGCGACCCCCATGACGGGTCAGGGCCTTGGAAAGTCTACCGATGACATTTCTAAGGTTGTGGCCTATGTCGGTACGTCACCGGTAGATGCCACTTCGGTAACGATTGCTTCGATGAGTGCCTCTGCAAAGACGGTAACTCTTCAGACTGCTCCTGCCTCTGATGCTACCGTCTTTATCACGCAGTACTACAACAACCTTCCTGATGACACATGGACGCTGACCAATACCCTTGCTGGGGCATCGGGTGTTGGTACCTATACCATCTCCGGAACTAATTCTGGGGATGCTATGGGAGTGACTTGGTCTGCTGCTGATACTACGGTGAGTGACTCTGATTTCTCCACTGAGAATGTTACTTATCCTGCGGGTACTGGAGCTGGTAACAGTGACGCCCAGGTTCTTCCTGGTTATGCCGTTGCTGAGACCGTATCTCTTACGTTCCAGGACAGTAGCAGTTATGTAGTGACATCCAGTGACTCATCGGGTACTGGTACTGGGGGTGATAACACGGGTTATCTGAACCAGACCTACATCGATGCGAAGACAGGGTTCAGAGTTACAGTCCTCGCTGGTAATCTAGTACTTTACACTCTTGGAGACGTAATCGGTTACACGGTATCTCCGACTCTGGTTACAGCTGCTCAGCCCACAAGGGCGATACCTGGTATCAGGACCACTGTAACCGACACGGTTGATATAGCCGTAAATGATACGGCTACCGTGAAGACCTATAACAAGAGCGGTAATGAGCCTAACATCGGGGACTTCTACTATGTGACGTTTGAAGAGTCCAAAACTGACTTCAACAATGCTCGGTTCTTCACTGAAGAACAGGATGCACTGGATTGGACCGGTCCTCTTTCTATCACTAATAAGCTGGGAGTCGCCGCTCATCTAGCATTCTTGAATGGTGCCCCAGCCATAGCACTTCTTCAGATCCAGAAGTCTACTGGCTCCGAGGATGCTCCGGATAGCTCTTATATAAGTGCTATCAACTATTTCGATGAGCCTATGGAGGGTGGCGTTCGCCCGTCTCTCTTGCAGCCCATGTCTACTTCGACGGGTGTCCTGAATTATCTGAAAACCTCTAACATTATCCAGGCTGGTATACGCTACGGAAACGAGCGTATGACCTACTTCGGATTCCCGCTCAACACCAGTCCTACGACTGCCCAGACATATGCTCGTTCCATGAACTCTGAGCGTATGATAGGTATCTATCCTGATGGTGCTATAATGACTATTTCCGACGAGCTCGGAAATGACATTGAGTATCTGATGGATGGGTCAGTGTTGGGTGCCGCTATCTCTGGTAGAGATACATCTCCAGCGTTCGACGTGGCTACGCCTCTTACCAGGAAGCCCATCGTTGGATTCACGAGACTGTATCGCAGGTTGGATTCTGTTACAGCCGCTCAGACTGCCAACTCGGGTCTCACGCTCCTTGAGGAACAGGCTGCCGGTATCTATGTGAAGATTGCACTCACAACGGATACCAGTTCTGTTCTGACTAGGACCCCGAGCGTTATCAGAATTAAGGACTTTGTTCAGAAGGGTTCTCGTGCGGTTCTTCAGCCTTATATTGGCTCGAAGTTCCTCAATGAGCGCCTGTCTGAGATAGAGACCACGCTTGGTTCTTATATGAGGGCGCTGAAACAGGCTCAGATTATCAAGGCGTACCAGGGTATAAAGGCTACCGTAGATCCCAATGATCCGACCACGGTCAATGTCCAGGGATTCTACAGTCCTGTTCTGCCTCTGCTCTGGATTATTATCACCTATAATCTGAGGTCCTCTCTGTAAGGGGATGGGATGGGGTCCTCGAAAGAGGACCCCACCTCAATAAGGATAAGTTATGGATATAAAGAAAGTAGCCAATAACATCCTTGAGTTCCTGGTCGATCCAACGGTCGTACCTCCGAAGGATCGTTTGTATTTCAGGTCCGAGGAGAATCTTGATAATAGGTCGTACGAGGTGGCGAGGGCTCAAGCGG